CGGCTGGGGGAGCGTAGCGTTAGCAGCAGCACGGAAGCACATGGCAAAATCGCGGCAGGAACGAACCGACCAGATCGCCGAAATTCAGAGGCAGCACCGCCTCCATGCGAACGATATTTCGTCCGGCTGCCCGCCGGTCGCCGATCGCCGCCGTCGTCGCCGTTGCGAAAAGTCGCTGCTGCTGTCGTTGCAGACCTACTACCCGGCCGCGTTCTTTCGTCCGTTCTCGCGCGACCATAAGGATTTCATCGCCGACTTGCAGTGGGCGATTTTGAACGACGGTTGTTCGGCCGTTGCGATGGCCCGCGAATCGGGCAAGACGACGATCTGCGAGAGGTCGATTTTGTGGGCGGTGATGAACGGGTATCGCAAATTCGCCACGCTCTTGGGTGCGACGAAGGATATGGCGATCGAGAACCTGGAGAGCATCAAACGCGAGTTGCACCAGAATCCATCGCTGGCGGCCGACTATCCTGAAGTCTGCTACCCATTCCAGCGGCTCGACACCAACGCCGCCGCTGCGAAGAATCAGCGGTGGGGCCTGGTGAAGACTGGCATCCGTTGGTCGATCGACCGAATTGTTTTCGCGACGATACCGCCGTCGTCTGTTGGCGGCTCCGTGCTGTCGGTCGCTCCGTTGACGGGTGCGGTGCGCGGCCTGAAGCACACCCTCGAAGACGGCCGAATCATCCGGCCGGACTTTGTTCTCTTGGACGACCCGCAGACGCGCAAGTCGGCGTCGTCCAACCGTTCGACGGACGAGCGGGAAGCGATCGTGCGGGGCGACGTGATGGGCCTCGGCGAGCGCATGGCGGCGGTGATGACTTGCACGCCGATCAAGGCCAACGACCTGGCCGAGCGGTTCTTGGATCGCACGCGGCATCCCGAGTGGCGCGGACGCCGGACGAAGATGGTTCTTTCGTTTCCGAAAGAGACGCCGAAGCTTGAGCAATACCGGCAACTGCGGATCGACGCCAGCACTTGCGGCAACGGGACTGCGACCGTCAACGCATTTTGGAAGAAGCACCGCAAGGCGTTGGAGGAAGGGGCGGAGGTGTCCGACCCGCACCGCAAGGCGGGCTGCATTTCGGCGATTCAGCACGCCATGCACCTGCTGTGGGATCGCGGCCGGCAGGCGTTCAGCTACGAATACCAATGCGAGCCGCTGGAAGAGTCGGCCGACGTTGGCCAGTTGAAGCCGGCGGTGATCGCGGCCAAGCCGCGAGGATTGCCGCGGGGCGTCGTTCCGCTGGCCTGCCCCTACGTGGCCGCGTACCTGGACGTTCACGGTCGCCTGTTGTACTGGGTCATTTCGGCCTGGGATGCGCATTTTGGAGGCGGGCCGATCGCCTACGGCACCTATCCCGACCAGGGCTTGCGCTACTTCGCCCAAGACAGCGCGCCGGTTCCAATGGAGGCCAAGCATCCGGGCATGGTCGAGGATGCGTACCTGTTGGCCGCGCTCAATCTGACGGTGGATCGGCTGTTGGCGATGGAGTTCCGTCGCGAGGATGGCGCGGCCATGCGGATCGGCCGCTTGCTGGTCGATATTCGCTGGGGCCAAAAGACGCAACTCTTGAAGCAGTTCGTCCGCCGTCACCCGCAAGGCGGCGGCGTGCTCTGGGCGGCACAGGGCATCGGTCGACGGGCCGGACAGAAGCCGTTGCACCTGTATCGCCGCGAGCCGGGCGAGCTGCGAGGCCCGGGCTGGCGGGTCGCTCCGGCGCAGGGCGGCGACCGCTGGGTGACGATCGACGCGAACTTCTGGAAGACGTTCGCGGCCGAGCGACTGGCCAAGCCGTTGGGCACGCCGGGCGGCTGGGACTTATTCGGCAGCGACCCGGCGGAGCACGGTCTGTTTGCCGACCACTGCTGCGCCGAGTATTCGCGGCCGGTGTTGGACATCCGCAGCGGCGAGACGGTGAACCAGTGGGAGATGAAGCCGGGCAACCCGGACAATCACTGGTGGGACTGCCTGGTCAATTCGGCGGTGGCCGGCTCGATGCTGGGGGCGACGATCGCGGGAATGCAGGAGGCGGGCAAGCCCAAGCGGAAGTTTCAAATCAACTGCGTGTGATTTCTGGTAATCGTTTCTCGAATAAGGAGTCTTGAAGATGGATCGCGAAGCACAACGGTCGAAGCGGAAACAGCCCAACAAGCCGAGCCAGCAGGCCCGTCCGCAAGTCGGGCGGCCGGTCGGGGCCGAGACCGCCGAGCGGGTGGACACGGTGAGCCTGCCGGCGGCTTGTCCGAAATGCCACAGCACGCGGCGCAAGCCGTACACGGAAGGCGTGGTGGCCGACCGCAAGATGTCCGGCGTCATTGACGGCCGGCCCTACAATCGCATCGTCTGGCGGCGGACGCAATGCGCCGACTGCGGGCAAGCCCTTACGGTGCGGGAATTCCATTTCGCCCCGGAGTCGTTCGGCGAGTCAGCCCCCGAGAAAACACCCTCCGGCGCGGAATTCTGAAACTTTAATTGGATTTTCCAATTAAAGTTCCATGACCGCTCTGGGCAAAAGGCGAAATCGATGCTCACCTTGACCGCATGGCAACCCTGGCCGAACGGATCGCCGAGTTGGAAACGCTCATTGACGGAGCGACCCAAAGCGTTTCGTCGGACGGGTTTTCGGCCACCTTTGACATCGACGCCGCCCGCAAGCGGCTGGCCGAACTCAAGGCCCAGCAGGCGGGTTCGAGTTGGCCGCGGGCCTCCACCATCAAGCTCAGCAGCGGGTTTTCCGACGAATGATCGCCAACGCCGGACTGACATTCACGGCCGACACCAGCGGGGCCACCCGCTTCGGGTTCGATGCCGTGGAAGACAAGGGCCGCCGCAAGCCGCCGGTGGTCCGGCTGCGGAGCGAGGATGACGAAGCCACCCCGCAGCAGCGCGGGCAACTCATCACCCTGACCCGCGACATCCGCCGCAATTTCACCCTAGCTGCGTGGGCCATCCGCAAGCACCTGGACTACGTTTCGACCTTCACGTTTCAATCCAAGATCGGCGATGACGCCCTCGACGATCGGATCGAGGAATTGATCGCCTGGTGGGGCCGGGCGGCCAACTTCGACGTTGCCGGCCGTCACGGGCTGCGCCGCCACCTGCGATTGGCGGAGGCCCATCGGGCGCTGGACGGCGACTTCCTGGCCGTGAAGCTGGACAGCGGCAAGGTGCAGTCCATCGAGGGCGACCGGGTGCGGACCCCGACCTACTGGCCTGCCGACCGCGGGCCGCGTCCGGCGTGGGTCGATCGGATGCGCCACGGCCTGTTGTTGGACAAGGCGGGAGCCACGCTGGGCTATGCCGTGCATCGCCGCGGCGGCGGCTACGAAGTCGGCCCGGAATGGATGCGGCTAGCGTCCAACTCGTTCACCTTCGAGCGACTGGTGCCGGCCGAGTACGCCGTTCACCTGGCCTACTACGACCGCTTCGACCAGACTCGCGGCATTTCGCCCTTCGCCTCGGCGCTAAATCCGATTCGCGACGTGTACGAAGGACTCGATTACGCGCTGGCCAAGGCCAAGATCGCCCAGATGGTGGCCTTGAAGATGACCGGCTTCGACACCTCCGACGCGCCGGCCGAATTGGATTGGGGCCGCGGGCCGGTGGCCTTCAAGCTGGGCGAGAACGAGAACGTCGAACTCCTGCAGGGCAACACGCCCACCAGCGAGTGGCAGGCGTTCATCAATTTCGAGATCGCCGCCGCCTTGAAGGCGTTCGACATCCCCTTCCTGTTCTACGACGAATCGATCGGCAACTACAGCAAGGACCGTTCGGCTTGGCTGCAATACGACAACGCCAGCGAGCAGAAGCGCGAAGACCTGCGCGAGTACGCTTACGACCTGATTAACTGGCGGCTGGCGATGTTCGTCGCCTTCGGCACGTTGGAATTGCCGCGCGGCTTCAACGTGGCCCGCGACCTGAAGTATGACTTGATCGCCAACCGCGTGCCGTGGATCGATCCCTTGAAGGAAGTCCAGGCGTACAAGATGGCCGCCAACACGGGCTTCGATTCGACGCCCGACATCGCCATGCGGATGGGCAAGGACGCCTACGAGTTGGCCGACAAGGAAGCCGCCTACCAGAACTACCGGCAGAGCATCGGCTTGCCGCGGACCGACACGCCGCTGGCCCCGGTGCCCGTCACGATCAACGAGGGAGCCCAATGAGCAATGCCGCAACCAGACAAGTGCCGAAAAACGCCATGCGGTTTTCCGCCGGGCCGTGCCAATTCGCCGCCGCCAACGGCGATGGAAAAGTCCCCGTCCGGCTCACCGCCCGCAGCGGCGACCCCATCAACCACTGGTATTTCGGCCTCTGCATCCACGACCTTGCCGGAATGCAGTTGCACAAGGACCGGCTGCCGCTGGACTACGCTCACTACGATCAGGAAGTGATCGGCTTTGCCGACAAGTTCGACGTCGCCAGCGGCGACCTGGTGGTCGACGGCCAGTTGGTTCCCTTCGACGAAAAGGACCGGGCCAGCGAGATCATCTTCAAGGCCAATCAGGGCGTGCCCTACGAATCGTCGATCTTCTTCGACGACGCCACGGTCGAAGACATCCCGGCCGGCAAGGTGGCCCAGGTCAACGGCCGGCAGATTCCCGGCCCGCTGACCGTGTTCCGCCAGTGGGGCCTGCGCGGGATCGCGATTTGCCCCTACGGGGCCGACAAGAACACGCCGGTCCAGTTGGCCGCCGGCGAGGAAGCGACAATCACCATCCTTTCCACGAAGGAGGAAAACGCGATGGCAGCGAAGAAGAAAGCGGCGTCTGGCGGCGACTCGGCGGCCGGCGCCTTGACCGACGAAGCGGCCCCGGCCGCGGTGGAAGAGAAGCCGGCAGAGACCAAGCCCGCCGAGAGTGAGCCTGCCAAACCGGCCGAAGAGGCGGCAGCCGTCCCGGCCGCGGAAGAGAAGCCGGCGGAAGTTGCGCCGGCGGCCGCCACGGAACAAGCGGCCGTTCAGCCGGCCGCCAAGACGGGCAAGGACTTCCTGGAGGCGTTCGGCCAGCAGGGGGCCGCCTGGTTCGTCGAGGGGAAGACCTGGGACGAAGCCCAGAAGCTCAACGCCGACGCCTTGAAGGCCGAGAACGAAGACCTCAAGGCCAAGCTGGCGGCGGTCAAGTTCGGCGTCAAAGAGCCGCTCTCGTTCACCCCGGCGGACGACGATCCCAACGCCGTGGAGTCGGCGCGATTGAAGCGGGAGTTGGGTGAAAATTTGGGAGCGTTCGCCGCCGGTATCGACAAGGGATCGAAGCGAAAGCGTGATCGCGTATAGCGAGTGGAAACATCGCGGGCTAGGTTTGGCCGCCGAACGGCACGTTCCCGACGTGCCTGCCCGCGTAAAACAAGATCGGGATTTTCCAGGCTTCGGGAGGCCCTGTGAGGAACTGTCATGGGTTTTCCGACTCTGCTGGACATCAGCACCATCAACGGCAGTGATGCGCTGACGGGTCTCATCAAGGAGACCAACAAAGTGTGTCCGGAAGTCCGCCTCGGCGCAGCTCGGACGATCAAAGGCGTGCATTACAAGACATTGGTGCGGACTTCTCTTCCGACGGTTGGCTTCCGCAACGCCAATGAAGGCACGGCCGTTAGCAAGAGCACTTACGAAAATCGCATCGTCGAGTGCTTCACTTTCAACCCGCCCTGGGAGTGCGACAAGTCGGTGGCCGATCGGCACGACAAGGGCAAGAATGCGTACCTCGCCCTGGAAGGCGAGGCGGTCATGGAAGCGGCCATGATCTCCCTGGGACGCCAGTTCTACTACGGCACGGCGGCCGACGCCAAGGGCTTCCCCGGATTGAATCAGATGGTTGATTCGACGATGGTGGTCGACGCCGGCGGCACCACCGACGACACGGCGTCCAGCGTGTGGGGCGTCCGCTTCGGCCCCCAGCACGTCCAATGGGTCTGGGGCGAGGAGGGACTGTTCGAGCTCTCCGAGATCAGCGACCATCGCGTGGTGGACGCCAACGGCAATCCCTATCTGCTGTACCATCAAGAGATTCTGGCCTACCCCGGGCTGCAAGTCGGCTCGATCTATTCGGCTGCCCGTCTGTGCAACCTCACCGCCGACAGCGGCAAGGGGCTGACGGATGACCTGGTGTTCGAGTTGCTCGGGAAGTTCCCGTCTGGGACGGCCCCCGACGTGCTCTTGATGAGCCGTCGCTCGCTTGAGCAACTCCGCAAGAGTCGCACGGCAGTGAACATGGTTGGCGCGCCGGCTCCCGTTCCGCCGGACGTGTCGGGGATCCCGATCGTGACCACGGATTCGATTGTCAACACCGAGGCCCTGGTGGTCTAAGTCGGCCGTCGGCCGCGGCGACAAGGGGGCATTTTCCAATACCCATTTTCCGCAAAGGATTTTCGCAATGACTCAGAGCTACGAAGTTCGCGACGCCTTGCTCATCAAGGCGGACGCCCTGCCGGCGGACGCCGGGACGGTCAACGGGACCGCCATCGACCTGGGGGCGGTTGGCTCCCACGGGGCTCGGTTGGAAAACTGCGAGGTCAAGCTGTCGGCCCCGGCGCTGACGGTGACGCAGTTGCCCAACACGACCACGGCCACCTACAGCATTCAGGCTTCGGCGGCCTCGAATTTCGACGGCGCGGTGACGCTGGCCAGCGGTTGCATCGTGCAAACGGGGGCCGGGGGCGCGGGCGCCGCGGCCGATTCGTTCCGCCTGAAGCTGCCCACGGATTGCCCGCGCTACTTGCGGGCGGTAGTCGTAGGGGCCGACGTGGGCGAGGCCGGTTTCGGCGACTGCTCCGACGCCGACATGACGCTGGAACTGCTGTTCTGAAAGACCTCCCGGCCAACGCCCTTCGGCCGACGACGGCCACACAAGCGATTGCCATAAAGTGCCGATCGCCCGAAGCGCGTAGCCGGTTCTCCTTGGGCGCGGGCCGGTTGGTGGACTCGATAGAGAAAGCCAGCCGGCCGCGACCAGGGAATAGTGACAGGGAACAGGTTACAGGGGCGGAACCAAGTCGCGTTGAGCGATGAAACGACCGAGAGCATTATTCCGCGTGTCTACGATGACCAAAACGGCGTCCTTCATAGCGAGGTCCGCTGGCGGAGCGGTGGCGAGGTTCCGCAGGATGTTCCACCTCCAATTGCGGACCGACAAAGAATCTCGCGGCTGGCAGGGAGTTTCGGTCGAGTGCGTCGCAACGCTCTGCCTGCTGCTCTTGCTGTCCGGCTGCTGGCCGGGGCGGCGCGACAATCCCGAGCCGCCGCAAGCGGCCGTGTCGATCGTGGTGCTGTACGACACCAAGGCGGCCGACGACCTGGGCGTCTACGCCGACAAGGAACTTGATTCCTACGCGGAGTCCCACGGCTTCCAATTGCGCATCCACGCCACCGAAACGGTCGATGAATCGGGCAAGCCGCCCAAGTACCTTCAGCCGTACCTGGAATTCGCCCAGGGAAAGAAAACGCCGCTGGTGATGATCGGCGGCAACGGCAAGGTGCGCGACTCGATGGAGCGGCCGGCCGACTGTCAGGCGGTGATCGCCCTTGTGGAAAAGGCGGCTGGCGATCCGGAGCGGGCCAGCGATGCCATTTGGGCCGGCGGCCAGTGGCGAAAGCTGGCCAGCCTCAAACCGTGCCGACCGGGTGCCGCCTCGCGGTGGCCGGTTGAAGGTGCGACCAGCCAGGAACCGCTGATCCCGGAAAAGGATTGGCGCGACGTTTCGATCCTCAACTACTCCAAGCGCATCGCCGATCAGGGATCGTATTCGAGTTGCTGCCCTACCTCCGGTTGCTCGGCGCTCGAGATGTTCGCCAACCGCTCGGGACTCAAGCCGGTGCGGCTGTCGGCGGCCGACGCCTATTGGCGAATCAACGACGGGCGCGATTCCGGCGCGATGCTGGAAGACTTCTGGTCCATCGCCGGGAGCGAGGGGGTTTGCACAACCGACTTTTGCCAAGAGCAGACCGGCCGCAGCCCGTCGCACAAGGACGGCTTTCGCAGCGACCGCGGCAAACACCGCTCGTTGCGGGTGACCTACTGCGACGGCTGGGAGGCGATGGCCTCCGCGATCCAGAGACGGAAGCCGGTGCATTTCGGCTTGATGGTGACCAGCCAGTTTTCTGCCAATTCGCAAGGCGTCATCGGCCCCAAGCGTTCGCGCGGCGGAGGCGGCCATGCCGTGCTGGCCATCGGCATGAAGAAGATCGGCGGCGAGTGGTACATCGTGATGCAGAACTCATGGGGCGAGCGTTGGGGCGGCTCGTTGGATGGCAGCGTGCCGAAAGGCTGTTGCCTGTTGCATACCTCATGGATTGAGCCGGCCTTCGGCTGCTTCGCGTTGGCCGCCATCGTTTCGCCGAGCGACGATCCGATTGCCGTGCGACCGAGGAAACCGATTACGGAAACACTTTACGCAAAGGACATCCAATGGAAACCGCTCTTGGCGCTTTCGCCCTGACTCCGCTGTGGGTTCGGCTGTTGCTGTTGTACCTGTTCGCCGGACTGGCCTTGTCGCTCTACGACAACCGCCGGCAGGCGGGCGATTCGATCCTCAAGGCGGTGACCGCCGTGCTGGTGGCCGCCGTGTCGGCCCCGGTGACGGCCGTGGTTCTGCTGGTGCTGTTCATTATGAAGCGCACCTCGCCGCTGCCGATGCTGTTGCTGTGCCTGACGCTTGGCGTGGCGGTGGCCATCGCCGGCCCGTTCAACCGTGCGTTGCCGTCGCCTTGTGCCAACGGCCAATGTCCGACCGAGCGAGCGACCGGCTTGTTGTTGCCGCCTCTGGTCAAGCAGCCGGCGCCGGTTGTCGAGAATCCTACACCGCCCGACGCGGGAACACAGAAGCCGCCTGTTGCCGAGAAGGTGGCCCGACCCGCGCCGCCGTTGCCGGCAACGCCCTGGGGATTCGACATCACCTGGGAAGGCAAGCGGGGGAACAAGATCATCATTGGCGCGGAGGCGGAAGTAGTCGCGGCTACGGTGGTGGAAGGGGAGCGGCTGCCACGAATCAAAGCGGCCGCAAGTCGGGCGCGTCACGCGGCGGATCGGGTCGTGAATCGGTTCCGGAGGTACTGAGCCGCGAGCCGCGGCGGGCAGGTTGTGGAGGCGGTTATGGGCGGCCTTCCGCAGTTGGTGCTGAGTCGAGAGTGGGTTGGATTCTGCCCGTGCGGCCGAATCATCCTGGCGGCCGAGGGCGGCGACGAACCGCCCCGGCGTGTGTTGTGCGATGCGTGCGAAAGGCTTTTTCAGGTGGTTGGCGACAGGGAACTGACGACAGGCAAGGACAGCGAGGGCAAGCCATCGTGACGACCGACGAACGCGGCCTATTGGAAGCGGTGCTGACCAAGGTACAGGAAACCCACGACGCGTTGATCAGGCATATCGCCAAGTGTGAAGCCTGCCGGGCCACGGTCGATTCGCTCAAGGTGACCGTCTACGGCGCGGAGGCCGACGACCACCGGCCGGGCCTCAAGGCGCAAGTGGTCAGCTTGGGCACGGTGATGAAGGTTTGCTTCGCGGTGTGCGGCGTGGGGCTGTTGGTGCTGGCCGTGGCGGACACGGTGCTGATCGTCCGGGCGTTGGCGTGGTGAGGGAACAATCATGGGCGTATTGAGCATCGACCCGCAGATCATCGGCTGCGTTGACGACCGTTCGGCCGTCGGCGTGCTGCGCAACAAGCCGGCGTTGGGAAACATTGTTGCCGTTCCCTTTCGCCTCAACTGGGGCGAGCTTACGGCCATAGGCAGCGGCAGTGCGGCAACGCTGATCCAGAGCGGCTACGGTATCAGCCAAGAGCCGATTGACTCCTGCCTGTCGTTCACCGTGCCGGCCGTCACCGGCCACGGAGCGATGTGGCAGGGCACATTCTACGGGCCGGTGTTCGGCTTCTCAATCTACCGCGTTTCGAGTTCAACCTATGTGACCGACCGGCTTTCGTGCCTGGTGGATGGCGAGGCGTACCCGTGCCGCGTGCTGTCGGAGATGATGGCCTCGCGGGCCTACGCCGGCAACACCGACATGCGGGGTATGTTCGTTGCGGTCGATGACTTGCCCGACCTGCCGCAAGGCCGTCCGCACCACGCCTACATCACCTGCGCGAGTCACCCCAGTACGGCGACAACTTCGCTGTTTATTACGTCGTTGTTGTTGGATGGCCGCTACTACGCAGCTCGACTGCCGGACTACTACGTCAAGACGCCGTTTCTGCCCATCACGTCGGCGACGGGACTATTTGCCGATTCGGCGACCAGCGCGGCCGGGACCGGCTCGACCATGTTCCGCGTGGTTCGTAAGCTGATTTTTCAGAACCTTGCCAGCGCCGCACGGATTGTTGAAATTCGCGTCGGCGCGGCCGTCATGCGGCGAATCACGCTGGCGGCCCTCGATTCGGCCGGCGACTCGGCGGAGATTGACTTCGGAGCGGACATCCACAACACGACCCTTTCGTGGATCGTGACCAACGGCAGCGCCAGCGAAGTGCAAGCGATGGTAACCGGGAGAACGTAAGCATGGCAACCAACCGCAGAATGCCGACCAGTTACGCCAAAGGCCGGCGGTTCTCCGTCGCCTGCATGGGCGACTCGCTGACTTTCGCGGCCGGGTCCGGCGTGCGGGCCGACCAGTATTGGCCGGAGCAACTGGGCATTCGCCTCCGCGCGGCCGGCGCAGCGGCGGCCGTGCGCAACTGCGGTAAGAGCGGCGACACCAGCACGCAAATGCTGGCCCGAATCGCCGATATGCTGTACTTTGACCCATCGCCGGTTATCGCGATCATCCACGCCGGCTACAACGACCCCGGGGCGTCGATCCCGCAGGCCACCACGCAAGCCAACATCCAAGCCATGATCCGCTACTTGCGTAACGGCTGCGTGGGGCAGGTGGCCGGCCAAGCGACGCTGCCGGCCGAACAAGCGGAGGGGACCAAGTATCTGGTGGTGAGCGACACGTCCAGCACGGGCGGAATCAATCCTGAATTGGCCGGCTCGCGAACCGGTCCGCAAGTCTGGCAGTCGCGCAACGGCCTGGCCGGCGAAAGCGGTTGGGGGCGGCTCAACTCACAATCCGGCACCACCATCACGCGGTTCATGCTGCTGACGACGCATTTCTGCAACTACAGTTCGGCCGGCGATACGGTGGATACCGGCCACGCCGGGCAGAACGCCACGCGGAAGCAGGTCTACGACGCGCAGGCAGCGGCCCAAGCAGCGGAGGCCGGCGCGGTGCTGTGCGACATCTACGCCAGTCTGCAAGCCCGCATTGTGGCGGCAACCACCGGCGACACGGCCACCAACTACACCTGGCACACGGCCAATGGGGACATTCACCCGAACCCCTACGGGCACGACCTGATTGCGCAGTGCGCCTACGCGACGTTGGTGGCCCAAGAGGGCTGGCTGGCGGCAATTAGTTGAGGCTTTTTGGAATAGTTCAATGGGTCAATTCGTCATCGCAAAAAGCTGGTTGAGCGGCGCGGCTCTGACCGTGGCGGCCTACGACGCGGCCGGCGCGTTGATCTTCGCTGCCGCCGCGATGAGCGAATCCCCCGCTAGTTCGGGCTGTTATCGCCTGGTGCGAAGCGATCTTGACGGGCAGCAGGGGCATTTCATTTTCGACGATGGCACGTTCAAAGAGATCGAGGCGTTCGGGAATCCGGACCGCTTGGCGGCCGTATACGACGCGGCCAAGACGGCCGCAACGCAGATCAGCGTTGACGCGATCCCGACCAATCCGCTATTGGACGACGATTCGCGACTCGACAACCTGGACGCGACGGTTTCGAGCCGCCATGCCTCGGGTGCGCCGGTGGCCAAGTCGCCGGCAACCCTGGACTGGTCGGCCGACGTCACCAACAAGCCGACCATCGGCACCAGCACGTTGGACGCGGCAGGAGTCCGCAGTGCCGTGGGAATGGCAGAAGCCGACCTCGACGAGCAACTGGCAGCGTTGGCGGAAGGCGACACTACGGCCGCGGAGATTCGTGCGGCCATCGGCATGGAAGCGGCGGACCTCGATGCGCAGTTGGCGGCCGTCAAGGTGAAGACGGACCTCATTACCACACAGGGAGTTTTCGTTCAGCAGTCGATCGGGGCCAACGGCGCGCCGCTGGTCATCTATCGCGGCGACGACATGGACGAATCGACCGGCCGCTACGTGGATGTGACGCTGCCGGCCGGCCCGGACCTAACGGACGCCGCGGCATCGCTGGTGGTGCGGCTGCATTCCACGGGTGCGGTGGAGTTGGAAGCCGCTGGGGAACTACAACCGGGGACGCGGACTTTCCGTTTCAGCTTGCCTGCCGCCGACACGTCGGTCTGCACGGCCGGCGTGCGCGACCATGATTATGCGGTCAATGTGACCTTGGACGGCGGGCTGATCTGGACGCCGTTCATTGGAATTCAAGCGGCCAGCGTGACCGACAACCTGGCCGTGGCAGAGGAGGCGTAAGCAATGGCGTCACGTTACGCAAGAACCGGCGGACCGAACTTTTCCCAGTCGAGCGATTGAAACACGGAGCCCGATGGCTCGGGCGATGCTGGCGTTCCGGAAGGAGGCGACGATGGCCACGCGGACTACACAAGCTGCCGGCAACCTAAAGACCGACACGGCGACCGTGTGGGGCGGCAACGCTCCCGCCGAATCGGATGATCTCGTCGTGGCCCATGCGGGATGCTCGCTGAGCCACGGTCAGACGTTGACCTGCAACACGCTCAAGCAAAGCGGCGACGGTACCATTGAAACGGCGGGCGATGTGGTGATCGTGGCAACGAACGTCACTTCACTGGATGAACCGGCGTTGGCGTCATTTCTACAGGGCGCGTCACGATCGAGAATCTTCCTCGATTCTCCCGCGAAAGCCTCTACGGGCGGACCAGGCGGCAACTATCAAGGCGAACTGCCCGGTGAGCCTGGGGTCGATGCGGCGGCGTTGGTGTCGCTAGCTGCGGACGCGAGCCTCATCAAGGTAGATGATTCTTACGAATGGGAGAGCGGCGACGGCGGGCAGGGCGGTAATGGTGATGGAAACGAAGTGCCAGGCGGAAAGG